TCTCTCAAACGTTTTGCCCTCAATTCACAAATTGGACATTTTTTACCGATGCTGGTTGGGCAAACTTCCGTGTCACCGTCACCGGCACCAACATTCCGATGTACTTTGAATGGTCGTTTATACCATAATGTACCGGGCATAGCAATATCCAATTCCGGATCACGATCTGGATGATTTTTATCAGTGACAAGATATGGCATAAAATCCAATTTTGTCCTGCTACCCGGCTCTGGCGAAAATACGGACACTTTTGTGGGTAAATTCAAATACCCATAACTGCTACCAGCCGCACGCTGTCGTTCAGCATCCCGTTGAACCTTGCCTTTAAATGAACTTTTCGATTTTTTCTTCATAATCTACAATTTTAAAGTTTTATTTTATTGTTACGTTTCAACCGTTGACCCACTGTTTGATCTGCCCGGTTTTGTTTTTGTTCCCGTTCCCATGAAATATCTCTGGGCATTTTTGGCCCAGCGAAATATTGTTGACCATGTAATTTTACCAAATTTTCCAAGGCATCCTTTTTACTCTCTAATGCCCGAACTGCCCCTTTGGCCATATCGCTTTCATACTTGGCATCTAACATGGCTGAATAAGCTGTCTTGTACCTTTTATCCAGTTTGATAGCTGAAGTGATCGCTCCCTCTGTAACCTTGGGTAAATCAAACTTGTCCGGATCAGCACGTATCAATTTATCCAATTCAGCTGATACCGCATCCAATTCCTCTTTGGCCTCATCCAAAGCACGAGACATTATTGCCGCATGTTTAGCATACTTTAACATTAAACTGGGTTGATCCAACCATTCAATCTCCAAAGCACTTTCATCAATTTTAACATCTTTTTCGTAATTCATTTTTATCAATTTTTAGTTACAGCATAACAAGCTTGAACCAAACCCGGAAACCCGGTGTTGTAAAAAGGTTCAAAAAACTCTTCCAAAATCATACCGGCTAATGGATCATCCTTTTTCAAAAGCACCGCTGACGCATATCCCAAAACTGCCCTGCGTATGTTTTCTGGTTCCTGGTCTTTTATTCCACGTAAAATTGAAGACACTTCTTTCCACCCGGCTCTTTTCATTAACGCACGACAAAGCTCAATGGTTTGACTTTGTTCTGCCGCAGTTTGCTCAGCAATCTCCAATCTTTTTTCCTCAGGCACCCTTAATACTTGTTCCAATATTTGTAAGGCATTACGTGGCAATCCCTGACTGTCCTGAATGATTTGCTCATACACCTCATCCCTCAACTTTTCCTTTTCCCGTATCACCGTGCGTTTCAACAACCGTTTCATTTCAATTTCATTTAACGGTTTCAATTGAAACTCACTACACCTGCCACGTATTGTGTTTAATAACTTTTGAGGATCAGTGGTGGCCAATATAATGTAAACTCCCTTTGGGGTGTCTTCCAAGAATTTCAATAAAGCATTTTGAGCATCGTTGGTCATCTTATGAACTTCATCAATTAACCAAACCCGGCAACTACCAAACATTGGTGAATATTGAGCATTCCTGCGTATTTCCCTCACGGTGTCAATACCACGAAAATCAGCTGAATCCACCTCTTTAAAATCTTCACCTACACACCCCAACCGATCTTTTATTATGCGACCAATAGTGGTTTTACCACAACCGGTTGGCCCATGTAATAAAAACACTTGGGGGCAAGTTTTCAAATCCCCCAACATGCTTTCCAATACACTAATAACTTGCTGATTCCCTTTTATCTCATTAAATGAACTGGGTCTGTATTTTTTATATAAACTCATTCCTTGTTAATATTTATGGTTTTACCACCCTGGGCAATCCGATTAATAACATTCGCCATCATTCTCTTGCGTTCTGCTTCTATTTCCAATCGATAAAAATTCACCCCAAATTCAGCCGCAAGCAACATTAATTTTGGTAAATTATCAGAATGATCCAAAATGACCTCCAATGCCTTTGAATATGATCCCGCATGTAATGCTTCCGTTACAATATTTTCCGCATCTTTTATATCCATCTTTCCCGGCATACCCATAGCCAATTCTGTATTTTCCAAATCATGATTCATCCCGGTCTTTGTTTTTTCTTTTAACCGTTCAAATAATGATTTCGGTTTGGTTACCTTTTTTTTCTTTTTTTCCATAATAAATCAATTTAATTTTTTAGTCTTCAATACTTTATTATACAAAAAATTTAATTAATAATCTTCAAATTTAACAACTTCCTTTTCAGCCCAACTACCATCAACAGGACTTAATTCTGCCTCAATTTCCAATGGTACAATTATCCACTTCCATGCCTTCGGTAAATCTTCACAAGTTACTCGTTGAACCACCCGCATTACCCGGTTCAATTCATCCGGGTTTACATCAATAATAATACTATCATGTATTTGACCTATCAACCGGCTCTTCCAACGTTCCTTTCTCATAATCCTATCCAATTCAACAAAACTCCATAATAAACAATGGAACGCAGATCCCTGTATTGGATAGTTATTTATTTCCTTGAATTCCATTTCTCCACTGATACGGAAACCTGTTAAATAATCAACATATCCATACTTTTGATACAACTCCCAATTTACCCTCCTCCACCAATCATACTTTTTAAATCGTTGTTTCCAAAATGAGTCCTCAATACTTTTTAATGAATCTGTAAAACCTTTATAAGATTTCAAACCTTTACTGATTAAATAATCTGATAAATATCCCCCATCCAGTTTCAAACCCATGCCGGGTTGCCACCTACCTTTTGGTAAATCACCCCATTTACAAGCCAAACTTTCAGCACAATTTTTATAATAACTCCCGTAAAATTGAGGAAATACAAACCCGTTTTTTGCTGCACTACGCAATGTTGAATAACCGGGTATGGATTTATCAAACGTGTCCAACCGGTATATTTCCATGGCTACATCCCGGTGCATATCCGTGGATTTATCTTTTATGTATCGTATCATATTTTCATCCTGATGATAACATGCTCCCACCCTGACTTCCAAACTACCATAATCCACTTCCAATAATTGATGCCCCCAACGTGGATATAAAGCACGCCTGACTATACGTTTCATCGTTTCATCCCGGTTTGGAATGTTTTGAAAATTGGGACTGTCTGAACTGCTGCGATACGTAATGACCAAATGAAGATTGAACACCGGGTGTAATATTCCATTCACTTGCTCACGTTCAAAATTCTTCAATACATCCTGAGTTTTTTTCCACTTTTTAATTTTCAAATATAAATCCAAATCCGGTAATCCCAAAGATTTTAATGCCTCTTCATCAGTTTTACCCTGACCTGATTTAGTTGTTGCCGGTGGTTCCAACTTTTTAACTTTATACAAAAAATATTGTAATTGTTGTGGTGAGTAAATATTGACTTTTCCACGTGAGGAATGCTCCCAATGTCTGTAAAATTTTGTTTTAAAAAACCGATTTTCCAATTGTTTTACCCGGCCATCGATTATTTCAATCTGACGCAAAAGGTAATCCATATCCATTCGTATGCCCTGTTGTTCTGCTCTGGCTAATGCCTGAACTCCCTGATGAAGCAAATTATAAGCATCCGGTGTCTTTGGATTTATACGTATCATTTTTTGGTTTTAATTTTTTCAATTGCTGAATCCAAAATCTTTGCCCGTTCCTCTTGTAACTGATTCATTAATTCATAAAATGGATCTTCACATTTTCCATCACTACCAGTTACCCATCGCATATTACAATTCTCCCGGTATGCTTCCAAGATACGTAATGGATAACCATCATCCGGTGTAGCATCAATATGTAAAACGGGTTGCTGATTCCATCCCGGCTCTTTTACTTCCAAATTCCGCATCATCTCACTTGCTTTCATAATTAATTAATTTTATACATATATGGGAAATAATGTTTTCATTGTTCCCTTTATTCTTTTTTTTGAAATCTTAATATATTTTGGATTTAATTCAATTCCAATCCAATCCCGGTGTAATTTCTTACAAACCACCCCAACAGTCCCTGAACCCATAAATGGATCTAAAACAACCCCTCCTTCGGGACATCCTGCCTTAATACATGGGACAATTAACTTCTCAGGAAATACTGCGAAGTGAGCTTCTTTGTATGGTTTGGTGTTTACTGTCCATACGGAACGTTTATTTCTACCTGTTGCA